GGATAACGAAGTCGTCGGCCTATACCGAAATTGGGAAGAAAACGACGAATCCATGACCAAATTGGACTGGATTGTGGAGTTCAAATTCATCCCTTGGCGGGGCGCCTACGCTGTGGGCCTACCTCACCTCATTGGAGGCCTAGCAGCCGCTCTAACGGGCGCTTTGCGGGCCCTACTGGATTCTGCCCACATCAACAACGCCGCTACTCTCTTGAAGCTGAAGGGCGCTAAGGTGTCTGGGCAGAGCCAACAAGTGGAAATCACCCAAGTCTCGGAGATCGAAGCGGCTCCGGGGGTGGATGACGTCCGAAAACTGGCCATGCCGATGCCGTTTAACCCGCCGTCCCAAGTGCTTTACTCGCTCTTGGGCTGGCTGACCGGTGCGGCCAAGGGCGTGGTGACCACGGCAGAGGAAAAAATTGCCGATGTGGGCCAAAACACCCCGGTCGGCACGACTCAGGCGCTAATTGAGCAGGGAGCGGTAGTTTTTTCCTCTATTCACGCCCGCCTGCACGAGTCCCAAGGCCGAGTCTTGAAGATCTTGGGCCGAATCAACCGCTGGTATCTGGACGATATGAAGAAGTCCGAGATCGTGGCTGATTTAGATATCGCCCGCGAGGACTTTGCCCGCAATACCGACGTTATCCCGGTTTCTGACCCGCATATCTTCTCGGAAACCCAGCGGATGGCGCAGACCCAAGCGGTTATGGCCATCATGGATAAGAATCCGGACCTTTTTAACCGCCGGGCGGTGCTCTCCAGGTTCTTAAAACAGATCAAAGTGCCGGGAGTCAACGAGCTGATGGTCGATGTGCCGGCGCCTGAGAAGATGGACGCAGCCAATGAAAACGTGGCCATGTCGATCGGGCAGATGGCGTTTGCTTATCCCGAACAAGATCACCTAGCTCATATTCAGAGCCACCTAGATTTCGCTAAAGACCCGGTATTCGGGGGTAATCCGCTTATTGCGCCGCAATACATCCCCAAGGCTATGGAGCACGTCAAGCAGCACATCGTGCTTTGGTATCTGAATCGCTCTAAGGGCTACGTCAACAAGGCTTTGGGCGGCCAAGAGCACGAGGATTACGGCATGGTGGTCGATCCGAAGGACTTGGATCAGCTCTACGCCATGGCGGCTCAGCACGTCAACATGGACACCCAGGAGACCCTGCAGGGCATCCTGCCGGTCATCCAACAGATGGTCCAGTCTGCCCAACAGTACAAGCCCCAGCCGCCGCTCACCCCGGACGCCAAGGTGCTTCTCGATACATCCATGGCCGAGACTCAGCGCCGCGCCCAGCGCGACCAGGCCGAGATGCAGATCAAGGACCGCCAAATGGCCGCGGAAGCCGAGCGCGAGATGGCCCGCTTGGAAAACGACTACGAGATCGCCATGGAAGAGCAGAAATACAAGCTCGCTATTGCTATGGGCGACTTGGAGATGAAAGAACGCATCGAAACGGCACGACTTATGCGTGATGCGGCCCGGTTGAAATTTGACCAGGATAAGACCGCCGTTGAATTTACCCAGAAAGGAAGCTGAGATGTCTGATTACGATAAAGAGCAGAAAACCGAGTTTGTGACACAGCGCAAACGGATGGCCATGGGCGTTCCCCTGACCGGCCAAACCATGCAGCCGACGGGCAATAAGAGCCAGTCGGACAACCAATCCAAACCGAAAGGAGGTCTAAGCCAGAAGAAAAAATGAACACAACTTCCGATCTGATCGGCGCGATTAAGGCTAGGCAGGCTGAGATAGCCGCGTCCCTCGCTACCGGAGTAGCGAACTGGGAGTCTTATCAGCGTTTGGTCGGCCAGTACCAAGGACTACAGGAGTCTTTGGACATTCTTAACAGTCTATTAAAGGACGATGATGAAGATGAATGAACCGGTAGCTTCTAGCGAAGCTGAATTGGCTTGGGCATTTCCGAGCGTGGACCCCGGTGCAAAACCTCTTGGTGCCCGTATTTTGGTTCAGTTGCGGCGCACAAAAAAGAAGGCAACTAGCGCGGGGATCATCCTGGTCGAAGAGACTAAGGAGACCGAAAAGTGGAACAACATGGTGGCCAAAGTCATTGAAATTGGCCCACTGGCGTTCAAAAAGCGCGACACCATGGAGCCGTGGCCCGAAGGGTCGTGGTGCGAGGTTGGGGACTATTTGAGGGTTCCCAAGTGGGGCGGAGACCGTTGGGAAGTGCCAGTGCCTGGCCAGCTCGACGACGAAAAAGCCCTGTTTATGGTGTTAAACGACCATGAGGTCATCGCTAAGGTTACTGGCGACCCTCTGGCCATGAAAGCCTTCGTATAGGGGTAAACCATGACTACTGAAACCAAAGAAGAAGAAATCAAGATTTCTGAGGAAAAGGACGGCTCCGTCATAGTTGAGGGGCCGCAGGATATGTTCCCTGAGGAAGAAGCTCAGGAGGAAAAAGAACCTCAGATGGCTGAAGGCGGGGATGCCGAGGAAGAGGAGGATCAGCCAGACGATACCGACTCTGTCCGGGAGGCAAGACGTGCCCGCAGGAAGGCAAAGAAGGAGTACATCAAAAAGGTCAACCAAGAAAAGGACCAGCGACTGGTCTTTTTGCAGCGGCAGAATCAAGAGCTCATGGAGCGCTTGGCCGCCTTGGAGAAGCGCTCCCACACCTCAGACCTAGCCCAAATCGATAAGGCTATGAGGGATGAGGAGACTCGCCTAAATTGGGCCCGAGCCCAAATGAAAGAGGCCACCGATAACTCGGATGGCCAAGCGTTTATAAAAGCCCAAGAGGTTTATGAAAACGCCCGAAAGCGGATGGAGATGATCCAATCGGCCAAATCCCGTGCCGAGCAGTCAGCTCCGCAATCGACAAAAACCGAACCCGAGGTTCAGCGCCTGGCATATCAGTGGATGGAAAAGAATCCTTGGTATGACCCAGACGGTGATGATGAGGACTCTCGGATTGCCAAACGACTGGATACGCAGTTAGCTGAGGAAGGTTACAACCCGGCAACTCCGTCATATTGGAATGAGCTAGATCGTCGGTTGCAGAGAAAATTGCCGCACATTTATACTGATGAAACCGAAGAACCCCAAGTGAGGAGGGCTCCTAAAAGCGTCGTAACCGGGTCAGAAAGGGAAGTGGGAGGCGGATCTAGCCGCACGACATTTACCTTAACACCTGATCAGGTAAAAGCGATGAAAGATGCAGGTTTTTGGGACGACCCGGTCATGAAGAAAAAAATGATCGCTCGTTACGCCAATTACGCCAAACAACAAAGGAGCTAACTCATGGATTCTCGACTCAAAAAATCTTTATCTTCTGGTTCACGCGAAACTCGCTCAAGTGAGGACGCAAGCCGAAAGCCACCAGAGGATTCGTTCGTATCATCCGAAGAGCGTCGCAGGATGTTTAAAGATGAATGGACACAAAGTGCGCTGCCTAATGCGCCTCACATTCCCGGCTGGCACGTCTGCTGGCTATCAACCACTAATAGTTACGACAGTATCGATAAGCGAATTCGACTTGGGTATGTACCGGTGAAAGCCGAAGAGATACAAGGGTTTGAAAATTATCGCGTAAAGGCTGGCGAGTACGTTGGTTATGTCGCTTGCAACGAGATGTTGCTATTCAAGATCCCTGAAGAGCTTTATCAGGACATCATGACCCATTTCCACCACGATCAACCGCTTGAGGAAGCAAACAAGATCAAGGTGAATGCGGAGCAACAAGTAGGGCGCGACAGTTCAGGCCGTAGGCTTGGACAGGTTGAGGGAGAGGGGTTAGGCGACATTGACAAACCCCTTCCTGCCCCTGTTTTCTAACAGAGGGGAGGGCTTATCAACCATTAAGGAGTAAGAAATGAGTGCTACCTCTGCTCCGTTTGGACTGCGCCCCGCGTTCCATCCTTCTGGTCTGGATCGCGCTTTCGCTCTTGCAAACGGAATTCAAGCAGTATCGACTAGCGGAAATGTCTCCGCCGGTTATGCCAGCAACATTTTGAAGGGCCAACCCGTCAAGATGAGCACGTCTGGCTACATCGAAGTTGCTGGTACAGGTGAGCCGTTCCTCGGTGCCTTCGCGGGTGTTGAGTGGACTGACGCCACCGGCCGTCGTCGTGTAAGCAACTACTGGCCCGCCAACGAGTCGTTCCAAGTTGGTTCGGTAATTGCGTACTTCTACCAAGATGCCAATATCGTTTATGAGATCCAGGCTGCAGGTTCCCTGACTCAGGTCGCTGTTGGCGATGAGTTTGATATCACCAACGAAACCGCTGGCTCAACCACCACCGGTCTGTCGGCTGCCACTCTCGGCACCACAGGCGCAGGCGCTGGTAACGCTAAGCAGTGCCGTGTGATTGATATCGCTCCGTACCCCGACAATGCTTGGGGAGATGCGTACACGATTGTACGGGTTCAGATCAGCGAGTCGCAGTACGCAGGTACTGTCAACGCTATTTAAGGAGGGCATAGAACATGGCAGCCCCGATGCGCAGTACCGACTTTAGAAGCATAGTTGAGCCAATTCTCAATGAATGCTTCGATGGAGTCTATGATCAGCGTACCGATGAGTGGTCGCGTGTTTTCCGCGAGCAACAAGGTATTCCCCGTAACTATCACGAAGAGCCGGTCCTTTATGGATTTGGCGCAGCACCTCAACTGCCTGACGGTACTCCGGTAACGTATCAGCAGGGTGGTGTTCTCTTCCTCAAGCGCTATGTGTACTCGGTGTATGGCCTGGCCTTCGCCCTGACCAAAGTGCTGGTGGAAGACGGCGACCATATCCGTATCGGCCAAGTTTACGCACGTCACCTCGCTCAGTCCCTGATTGAGACCAAGGAGACCCTGTGCGCGAACGTGCTCAACCGTGCATTTAACTCCGCTTACCCCGGTGGCGATGGCGTTCAACTGAACTCCGCTTCGCACCCGATCGTAAACGGCACCTTCAGCAACCTGCTGACCACGCCTGCTAACCTGTCACAGACCTCGCTTGAGCAGATGCTCATCCAGATCCGTCAGGCAGTAGACAACAACGGCAAGAAGATCCGTTTGGTTCCCCGCCAACTGGTGGTGGCTCCGGGCAACGTCTTCCAAGCTGAGGTTCTGCTGAAGTCCGTGCTTCGCGCTGGTAACGCAAACAACGACATCAACCCGATCAAGTCCATCGGACTGCTCGACGAGGGTGCCGCTGTTCTGTCGCGTCTGACCTCTGCGACTGCATGGTGGGTGCAGACGGATGCTCCTGAGGGCATGAAGCTGATGATGCGCCGTGGTCTGGAGAAGACCATGGAAGGTGACTTTGAGACCGACACCATGCGGTACAAGGCCACCGAGCGTTACGACGTCGGCTTTACCGATCCTCGTGCAATGTACGGAACCCCGGGTGTTTAATCGTCTGAGAACAGGAGAAAATCATGCTGACTAATTTCCCTAATGGGATTACCAGTTTTGGTGTGCCTGTTCTCGGAACCATTGGTGGACTTCCTTTTACCGGCAACTACTACTTCGTAGATCCTGTAAACGGTGCTGATGGTAACGAAGGCACTCCGGAACTTCCTTTGAAAACCCTGTATGGCGCCTTAGCTAAATGCACCGCCGGTAATAACGATGTCGTCGTCCTTATGGGCGACGGCAGCTCTGCCGGCTCTGCACGTTTGTCAACCGCTTTGGCCCAAACTATTGATTCAAGTGCTACTGCAGGCACCCTGAATTGGAACAAGAACGCCACGCACCTCATCGGTGTGGCTGCTCCCACTATGGTGGCGCAGCGGGCGCGTATTGCTCCTCCGACGGGCACCTACACCCAAGCAACCTTCAATAGTCTGGCGTTTATCAACGTCACCGCCTCCGGCTGTTACTTTGCTAACCTGTCGGTATTCTGTGGATTCTCCACGGGTGCCAACGGCATGATTGCTTGGACCGATTCCGGTTCACGCAACGCATATAGCAACGTCAACATCTTCGGTATGGCGGACGCTACCTCGGCTGCAGGCGCGAACTCTCGCTCCTTAAAGCTAAACGGTGGCGGCGAGCACACCTTCACCAACTGCGTTTTGGGTGGTGATACGGTAGCTCGTGGTGCTGCAAACGCCACGGTTGAACTGGCGGGTGGTACGGCTCGCAATATCTTTATTGATTGCGTGTTCCCGTTCCAAGCAAGTGCCGCAACTCCCATTGGACTGAGCGTAGCGACTGCCTCCGGCATGGACCGCTATGCAATGTTCAAGAACTGCTCATTCATCAACAACGTGGGCTCGACCTCCACAACCCTGAGTGCTTTCGGCACGATGGCAGCTTCGGCTGGTGGCCAGGTTGTGTTCCAAAACACGATGATGGTGGGCATTACCGAGTTTGGCTCTGATGCTACAACCCGTGGTCAGATGTACATCGATATGCCCACGCCGACAGCGGCTGACGGCGGTATCGGTGTGAATCCGACCTGATGAACTCCCGGGGGGAAACCCTCGGGGTTCTAACCTAAGGAGCCAGATATGGGTCAGTTCAAACCAATGGTCAAGATGATGACTACGGAGCCTTCCGTTGAGCTCAAGCTCAAAAAAGGTGGCAAGGTAGAGAAGAAGATGCAGATGGGCGGAGCCCTGGCTCCGACGGCTACTCCTGCCCCCGCAGGAATGCCAGCTACTGGCGGTATGCCCGCTGGTGCGCCCCCGATGCGTCCTACTCTAGCCGCTCGTCGTCGCATGATGAAGATGCGTCCGTCTGGCGCTGCTCCTGCAGCTCCGGTTGGATCAGCCGGTCAGGTGATGAAAGAGGGTGGCGAGACCAAAAAAGAGCACAAGATGGAAATGGCCAAAATGGCGTCCACTGAGAAAAAACTCAAGGAACACGCCGATAAGCCAGCTTCCAAGGCTCACAAGGGTCTCAAAACCGGCGGTGTGGTCAAGGGTCAAGGTGGGTATGCAACCGGTGGCGTAGTCTACGGCCAAGGTGGTTACAAGCACGGCGGCAAAGTAAAGAAGTATGCCAAAGGCGGAATCATCACCGAGCAAGAGGGTTCGCGTGACGCGGGTGAATACAAAAACACCAAGATGGTTACAACCAAGCCTGATCATTCACCGGCTAAAACCGGTGGTGTGAAGCTTGGCAACGGCGGTGGCTACAAGAAAGGCGGTGCCGCAAAAAAGTATGCTAAGGGCGGAGCGGTGAATGACTCAGGCAAGGCGGAAGCAATGCCCCAGGGTCATAAAAAACCGTCTGCGCCCGTAAGCATTACTCAACTTTCCGGAAGCTTCAAAAAAGGTGGCATGGTCATGACTCCTGCTGAAAAACGTCTTACAAAGATGTTTGACAAGGAGAATGCACCGGCCATGAAGGCTGCTAAATCTAAAGATGTAGAGATTTACAGCAAATACGGAAAGAAAATGCGGAACGGCGGTTCGTGCTAAATAAGGTGGGGGCGAAAGCCCCCGCTTTTTAAGGACCAAAAGATGAAATTACAAACTGTTTCTCAAACCGGCGTCGGATCAAGCACCCCGATCGTAATGAATACCAATACCAACCCGTTTAATGTCGGGTTCGGGGTAATCAAGAGCGGCACCGTTAATTACACGGTTCAGCATACATTCGATGATCCCGCAGGCAGCTTTTCAACTTGGTTTCCGCATCCTACGGTAGCGGCCGCGATTGCAAATGCTGATGGCAACTACGCTTTCCCGGTAACGGCAATCCGTATCACCATGAATTCGGGTGATGGCACCGTGACCTTAAAGCTCCTGCAGTCGGGTATCGCTTAATGGCCCAAGTTGGCTTTGAGGGCGTAGCAAATTTTGCCAATACCTTTCCTGGTTTGGCTGATGGCGTTGTTGCCGATGCCCATAACGGGTACGGCAATGATGTTGGCGGGCAGTCAGTAATTGTCCGCGGCCCAATAGCTGCAGGACCGTATTACATCCTGATGGAAGACTCCGGTTATGTCCTTCAGGAAAACGACGACAAAATTGAGTTGGAGTCTTAAATGGCAGATACCAAAATCTCAGCCATGACCGCAGCAGCTCTTCCCCTGACCGGGGCAGAGTTAGTTCCGATCGTGCAAAGCGGTGATAACAAAAAGACGACTGTTGGCGACATCATTGCTTACAACCGAGCGTATGGTTCATGGAGCGATTCTACAGATCAGACGGGTAGCCTTACCGCAGGAACTGCGATTACCTATAACACCCAAGATATCTCTGACGGTGTGACGCTTGTCGATAACAGTAAATTAACGGTGCCAAACACCGGAATTTACGATGTTCAATTTAGCGCACAGTTTAAAAATGTCTCAAACGCTCAGCAGATCGTAACGATTTGGGTCAAGGTCAACGGAACGGATGTAGCAAATTCAGCTACCAATGTGACCATTCCGGCAAGAAAAAGCGCAGGAATTTTTGGCTACCAAGTCGCGGCTTGGAACTTTTTCTTCCAACTCAATTCTGCTGATTATGTTCAGCTTTATTGGTTACCTGAGAGCTTAGATGTGACGCTTGAGCACTTACCATCGACTGCTCTTTATCCGGCGATTCCATCAATGCTAGTCACCGTTCAGCAGGTGGCCTAAATGCCAGCTAAATCCAAAGCTCAGTACAGGCTCATGAAGGCGGCAGAGTACAACCCAAAGTTTGCTAAAAAAGTTGGAATCAAGCCGTCTGTGGCCGCTGAGTTCACGGAATCAAATGTTGGAAAGAAGTCTTATAAAGACCTGCCAAATAAGATGAAAAAAGGCGGGGATGTAAGTCTAGCCGTCGGCCGTGGAGAAAAGCTTCCTGCATCTCAGGGGGCGGGTCTTACGGCTAAAGGCCGGGCTAAATATAACCGGGAAACCGGATCAAATCTCAAGGCACCACAACCTCAGGGGGGACCGAGGCGGGATTCGTTTTGTGCGCGAATGGGGCCTGTTGCAAGAAAGAGTGAGCGCGGCAGTCGTGCCCGCGCTTCGATGAAGCGTTGGGCGTGTCCGGGATGGTGATTTATGGCAATCGGTCAGCGTGTGTATACAAAGATTTTGTGGCTTTTTTGTAAGCCTTATAAGCCTCTTCTGGGGAATCAAAAAACCCCAATGTTTCACGCTTTTTGTTATGGCAAATCCGAGCCATCCATTTTTTATAGGATTTGTGCCAAGTTACACCTCGATATCCTGAACTGTTATTTGAGGGCGCGGGTCGGTTTTCTTGGTTTTGTTTGTTTGTCGCCAAGCGAAGATTGCTTAAACGATTGTCAGTTTTGTTTCCGTTGATATGATCAATGTAAAAACCATCAGGAATAAATCCAAACATATAGATCCAAATTATTCGTTGGATTCTGTAGGTTTTGGAATTGATGGTTATAACAAGATAACCGCTTTTGTTTTTGCATCCTGCTTTGGAGCCTTTAACCATGTTTGACCTGCCATCTTTCCAAATTAAAAATCCAGAAAGAGGGTTGTACTCAAGGAGCGATTTGATGGTTTCTTGTGTTGGTTCCATAGCAATGATATTACCACATTCAAGGGAGTGGTAAATGGCCTATTCAGGAACCGTCGGAACTACGGTCATCAATGTTCAGACGATGATCGATCACGGAGCTCGCAGGTGCGGCAAGCTTGCTGAAGAGCTGACCTCGGAGCAGATTGTCTCTGCCCGCGAGTCGTTGTTTTTTGCCCTGTCTGCCTTAGCTAATAAAGGCATCAACTACTGGGCGATCAATAAAAAGGTTTTCGGTCTGAAGGCTAATCAGTACATCTACACCATGCCCTTGGGCTGCATCGATGTGCTGAATGTGCTTTACAGGACTATGAGCCGCCCCGTGGGTGATTACTCATCAAGTGCAGGAGGTGTTGTCGCAAATGTCGCAGACTCCGATATTGACACTTATTGTCAACAATCAGCCCCCAACGGAAACATCTCCGTCTTTTACGGAACTGACAACCCGATTTATGCTGGCTCCATTGGCTTCCTGCCTTATATTGCAGGCGGTGGTAGTGCTCTATGGTCTATCATTTTGGAGTATTCGACTGACGGCTCTACCTGGAACACGCTTGAGGACCTGGGGCAAGTAGCAGTTGAAGACAATCAGTGGGTTTGGACAGATGTGGACCCCGGGCAGAATGTTGAGTACTACAGAATCAGGGCATATAACGGCACGACTCTCGCTCTTCGGGAGTGGTTCGTAGGGAATAACGCCCGCCTGATTCAGATGGCCCGCCTAAACCGGGACGACTACACCAACCTTCCGAATCAAAACTTTACTGCTAATCAGCCGTATCAGTTTTGGTTTGACCGCACCATTCCGCAGCCGACAATGTACCTATGGCCGGTGCCGAATGACCCGTTTATTCAGATGACGGTTTGGTATTCCCGGCAGATCATGGATGTCGGAGCTCTGACCGATGAGCTGGAAGTTCCCCAAAGATGGTATGAGGCCACTGTCTTTATGTTGGCCCACCGGATGGCTCTTGAGATGCCGAATGTTGCCCCTGATCGGATTGGCTACCTTGAGAAGATGGCCGATCGATATATTTACGAAGCGGAGCAGGAAGAGCGGGACAAGAGCCCGATTTACTATGCGCCGAATATCTCGGTTTACACAAGATAATGCCCCGCTTTTTAGATACCCGCGGCTTAACTTCTGTAGCGATTGCGATATGCGATCGGTGCAAGATGAAGCGGGCTTATGTGGATTTAAGTCCAGATCCTAATTTCCCAGGCCTGCGAGTCTGCGATGAGGGTTGCCGAGATGAGTTTGACCCGTATAGATTGCCTGCAAGGAAGACCGAAAGGATCAACCTTCGCTTCCCGAGACCGGATGTAAGCGTTGCCAATGTGCAGCCTGCCCTTCAGACGGGCGGTTATGGGGAGTTTTTAATCTCCACACAGACCAACAATGACGATCCGGAGTCCAATGGAAACCTTGATGTCATAAGTCCGAGCGAATAATGCCTTCAGCCCAAGTCACGATTACCCAATTACCCGCCGCCGGCCCAATTACGGGCACGGAGTCGGTGCCTATCGTCCAAAACGGTAAGACCGTACAGACCACGACGGGGGCGATTGCGGCCTCTCCGAGTCAGTTACAGACCTTTTTGACCCTTAATCAGGAGCCCACACTGCCGAATTCAAGGGCGTTGTCCGGATCTACGGGTATCACCTTGGTCGATGGGGGTGCTTTATCCACCCTGCAGATCGTTTTAAACGGCGCCTCAGGGTCTTTGGAGGCCTCCAATAACGGAATCATCGCTAAAACAAGCGGGACGACAGTCGCCGGCCGCACGATTACCGCCTCGGGAGCTGGTTTAACGGTCACAAACGGCAACGGAGTCTCAGGAAACCCGACGATCGGGCTATCAGGGCTTGCTCAAAGCATTGCAAACCTGTCCGGGACTGGAATTGTCGGCATTTCCGGGGGCACTTCTTACACCGCGGTTGAGATTTTAGGCACGGCCAACCAAATCACGGTTGCAAACGGGACCGGCCCGGCCAATCCTACGATTTCGATCACCTCAGATCCGTCGATTCCAGGTACGGGAGCGATGACGGTTCCAATTGGAACCTCTGCCCAACGGCCTGGTGGCACAAACGGTCAGATCCGGTTTAATTCCGACACCGCCCAATATGAGGTCTACCAAAACGGCTGGGTGGATCTGTCCACTTCCTCCGGAACGGTCGATTTTTACCATAACGGATCGATTGTGGCCTCAGGCGATGGCCTGAACTTCATCGATAGCTCAAATATTGACCTAACGGTCGTAGACGACCCCTTTAACGGGTGGGTGGCAGTCACCCCTCAACTAACAACGACAGGGGCTGTAGCGGGTTCCTACGGGTCCCAAAGTCAAACCCTGACGGCTACCGTTGATGCCTATGGCCGACTTTCAGCTCTGGCGGCAACGAATATCGGGAATCTGCCCAACTCAGCCCTGCAAAACAGCTCAGTTACCTATAACGGGGTGACGGTCGCTTTAGGGGCCTCGGGAACGATTACTGCGGCCACACCGAATGCCATAACCTTCAATAATAGCGGTTCAGGAGCGGCTTCAGGCACGACTTTTGACGGGTCGGTGGCTCGCACGGTGAGCTACAACACCATCGGGGCGCCGAGTACCTCAGGAACGAACGCTACCGGCACTTGGAATATCAGCATCTCAGGTAACGCCGCGACCGCAACAACCTCAACCAATGTCGCCGGCGGAGCTCAAGGGTCGATTGTTTACCAAAACGGACCGTCTTCGACCGCTATGCTGTCCTTGGGCACCCTGGGATATTTCGTTACCGCAGGGGCTACAGCTCCGCAGTGGACAGATCCGGCCACTCTTGCAGTTGGGACGGCTACAAACCTCGCTGGAGGGGCTGCAGGATCGATTCCTTACCAAACCGGATCGGGAACTACGACCTTCCTAGCACAGGCCTCTGGCGTCCTTGTAGGGGGCCTGACGCCCTCTTATTCGACCGCTCCGACTCTGACGGGAACGAACTTCTCAAGCATCCCGAATGCGGCACTGCAAAATAGCTCAATCACGATCGGGACCACCGGAATCAACCTGGGAGCGACCGCCTCAACTTTAGCGGGGCTAACCTCGGTCACGGTTACCCAACCCCCGTCGGCGGCTCTTCAGTTGGCCACAAAGCAGTATGTGGACGATCAGGTCTCAACCGGGATCGATATCCACACCCCGGTGCGGGTGGAGACCCCGACCGCTCTGACTGCCACCTATACCCCAGGTGGAACCGCGGTCACGGTCACCGATATCACCGGAAATAAGACCCTGACCTTCTCAACCTCGCCGAGCCTATCGGTCAATGATCAGATTGTCTTCTCAGTCACTGCGAATGGGATTACTTCCGGTACTGCTTACTATGTTTATTCAGTTCCGGCGGCTAATCAGGTAACCCTGTCGCTGTCTTATAACGGCCCGGAGATCACGACCTTAACCAACGGCACGGGTCTGACGATTACCGGAACGGTCAACGCCGGGGTGGGGGCAACCCTAACCAACGCCGGGGCGAATGCGGCCATTCAAATTGATGGTGTAACCCTCTCAGCTACTAACCGGGTCTTGGTTTACAACCAGGCTAACGCCTTTGAAAACGGGGTTTATACGGTCACTACAGTTGGAACCCCGGACCCGGGTGGTACGCCTTGGGTGCTGACTCGATCGACTGATACGGATCGGTATCGCCCGGACAGCACTACAGGTTTAGGACAGGGCGATTATTTCTTCGTCCAAGAGGGTTTAACCGGGGCGGGTGAGTCGTATGTATTAACGACCAATAACCCCCTGATTATCGGAACGACGAATCTAACCTTTACGCAGTTTTCATCCTCTCAGGTTTATGCCGCGGGTACGGGTTTAACCCTTACCGGAACGACCTTTAGTCTGACCTCTCCTGTAATCACGACCCTAGGGGGTACGGGGCTTACTTCTTACACGGCCGGAGACACGATTTATTACGCCTCCAGCACGGCGTTTACCAAGCTAGCCATCGGTGCATCGACTTACATAATGACATCGAGCGGCACGGCACCTCAGTGGACCGATCCAACAACGGTGACCGTAGGTACGGCTACAAACGCTAATAACGTAGCAGTTGCAGCAACTTCAGTAAATGCAACTTTTTATCCAGCTTTCGTTGACGCAACAACCGGGAACCAAGCGGTGGAAGTTGATACAGATCTTACTTATAACCCTAATAGCAACACTTTAACGGCTGGCACAATGGTGGCCACGACCGGAATCTTTGGAGGTACCTTCTAATGGCTGCTGTCGGATTTACACCAATCTCTCTTTACTATTCCACCACGGCTGCTACCGCACCTGCGGCCGGAAACCTTGTCAGTGGTGAACTGGCTATCAACATCACAGATGGCAAGCTTTATTACAAGGATAACGGCGGGGTAGTTCAGCTTATCGCCTCAAAGGCTGGCGCCTCAGGAGATGTGGTCGGCCCGGCATCGAGCACAGATAACGCTATCGTCAGATTCGACGGGACCACAGGAAAGCTGGTTCAAAACTCCGTAGTGACGATCGCAGACACCACGGGAGATATTGCTGGGGTTACGACCCTGACGGCAACCAATGTTCAGGTGACGAACTACAAGGCCAATGACGGAACGGCCGCTATGGCGATCGCTAACTCAACGGGTGCGGTCACTATTTCTACCCTGTTAAATGTCGATAATCTGAGACTAGACGGAAATACCCTTTCCTCTACCGACACAAACGGGAATGTGGTTGTTGCCCCTAATGGAACGGGTGACGTTCAGCTCGATGCAGATACGGTTCGGATTGGTGACTCTAATGCTAACGCTACCCTGACGACTAACGGGACAGGCGACCTGATTCTTAATACCAATGCAGGAACAAACTCCGGAACCATCACGATTGAAGATGGTACGAACGGCAACATTGTAATTTCCCCAAATGGAACGGGCGGGGCTGTATTTAATGCCGGAGCTGTAGGCACTCCCTCAATCACCACATCAGGCGACACCAACACAGGTATCTTCTTCCCTGCCGCAGACACTATTGCCTTTGCAGAAGGTGGCGTAGAGGCGATGAGGATTGACTCCAGTGGTAATGTGGGGATTGGTACTAGTAGTCCTGCAAACAGGCTTCATGTCGTTGGAACAAACTCAACTCAACAGCTTCGTGTTGATGCTACTGGGGGGTCAAGCGGTGTTGGCATACAAGCAGATTCCACCAACGGCAACGCAATAGTTTGGGGTGGTAACGATAACCTCAGATTTGTTAATGTTTCGTCAGAACGGATGCGTATCAACTCCAGTGGTAATGTTGGGATTGGTACGACTTCACCTCAAACAGCAGTAAACAGAAACTTAACTATTAGCACATCTAGCGGAGCGGCAGGTCTTACGCTTCAAGATACCGGAGTATCTAGCAAATTTGAACTTATTGGTGGTGCTGGCGGTGTAAATGCTTTTGGTATTTATGATTTATCTGCGTCAGCCTATCGTATGTTTATCGACTCCAGCGGTAATGTTGGGATTGGTACGGCTTCGCCTACCGCAGTAGGTGCATATAAAGTTTTGCAGATTACAGGAGGCAACACATCAAATGGCGGTTTAATTCGTTTAGAAACATCTGATGGAACATCTGGTGTTATGCGGATATACCAAGGCGCAAATTCAGGAAATATCTATGTTGAAACCGCAGACCCGTTACTTTTTGGAACAGATGGCACCGAGCGTATGCGTATCGACTCCAGTGGTAATGTTGGGATTGGAGTTACGCCGAGTGCTTGGAGAACTCAAAATAAAACACTACAACTAGGCGCAACAGGAGTTTTTACTGCAGGAACATCAGCAACAAGTTTATTAGGGCTTGGCTCAAATTGGTATTTAGATAGCGGTAGTCAAACTAGATATATTGCTACTGATTTTGCTACAAACTATGAACAAAGTAGTGGAAATCATATTTGGTATGGAGCCGCATCAGGTACAGCAGGAAATAATTTTAGTTTCACCGAGCGTATGCGTATCACCTCCGGCGGGGATGTTGGTATCGGTACTACAAGCCCTTCTGCAAAACTAGGCGTTGTAGGTGCTGGAGGTGGTTCTTTATTTGTAGATTTTTCTGCTGCTGGCAATAACATTTATGATGCCACTAACCATATCTTTAGAAGTAACTCTGGTGGTTCAGAACGTATGCGTATCGATTCCAGCGGTAATGTGGGGATTGGCGCAACCACAATAACTCCGGTTGGAACTGGATATACAACGCTTCAATTGTTTGGAACAAACGGCAGTGGAATACGAATTGGAAAAGATTCTACTTCTACGGACTTTAACATATATCAAGTAGGCTCAACACAAACCGTTTATTTTCAAAACAACGGTTCGGGAGCGCAGCTTTTTTTGAACGGTGGAACCGAACGTGGCCGCTTTACAGCCGGTGGTTACTTTAAGGCGAGTAACACGGGAAGTTACTATGGTGCTACTAGTACGTACCATGAATTAACAAATAATCAATCAGATGTTAATTCAACATATATTGTAAACAGCAGTGCAAGCCCTTACGCTTTATATTTACACTTTAGTGGCGCTGCCCCTAATAATGGAACAAATTATTTTTTAGCTTGCGATGATAACGGTGTCACTAGAAGGGCATCTATTCTTTCAAATGGTGGTCTTTCAAACTACTCTGCAAACAATGTCAACCTTGCATCTGACAGACGGCTGAAAAAAGATATTTTTCCACTTGATTCTACTTGGAACAAAATCAAACAGATTGAGGTTGTTAATTTCCGATACAAAGACTGCAATGACGGAGATCCGCTTCTCTATGGTGTAATTGCACAACAGGTTCAACCAATCGTTCCTGAGTTGGTTGTAGTGACACAAGAAGCCAAAGAAGCTGTAGAGGCCAAAGAAGCTGTACTGGATGAAGAAGGCAATGTGGTTGAGCCTGCTGTTGAGGCTAAAGAAGCCACGCCTGAGTATTTTGGTATCCGTGAACAACCAATGTATTGGCTAGCTATTAAATCTTTGCAAGAAGCAATGGCTCGGATTGAGACCTTAGAAGAACAGAACGCCGCATTTGAAGCACGACTGGCTGCATTGGAGGCTAAGTGAACCACTCCCCAGTCGAACTTTATCATCAGGCATACGCACACCTTCATGCCGGTGACTACTTAAATGGCTTTAGGCTGTTTGAGTATCGCTGGCATCCTGATGCTATTGCAACGCTGGATGAGCCGTTTGTTAAGCACACCAAAACTCCTGTTTGGCAGGGCCAGTCTTTATTTGGCAAATCGGTCTTGGTTCAGATGGAGATGGGCTATGGGGACTGCATACAGTTTTATAGGTTCCTCCCTTTGCTTAAAGTCTTAGGTGCAAGGGAAATCGTGGTGCTTCAGACCAAGAGCCTACATAAACTTCTGTCTCAGATGGAGTGCATTAACGCTATAACCAACGATGAAACCAAGGGCGACTCGCAGACCTGTGATTATTGGATTGGGTCGATGAGTCTGCCCTTTATTGCGCTTCATGCTCCGGCCTACGCTCGACAGTTATTCCCAATTACGACTCAGAAGATTGTCGGCTCAGAAGGTTACTTTGATGCCGAACCCTCAAATATTGAATCCAAGGTGGGAGTGAATTGGGGTGCGTCTAAGCGTTACCTTCACGGCATTAAAAGCACGACAGCCGAGGTTATGACTGACTTGTGCGGGATGGATTGCTACAGTCTAAACCCGGAAGAAGAAGGTCCGTTCCATGCCCTGCCTGATGGCTGGAAAGAAGATTGGTCTGTAACGGCAAGCCACATGAAGGCGATGAAAGCAGTAGTCACCGTGGATACCGGGACTGCTCATCTTGCCGGGGCTTTGGGCGTGAAATGTATTGTTCTTTTGCCGGAAGATGATTATGTCTGCTGGCGGTGGAAAAATAACGTGTGGTACGACTCTGTAACCACATTGCGTAAGAACGAATGGCACAGAGTATCTGAACTACTTAAAGGAGATTTAGATGCTTAAATCTAAAACCCTATGGTTTGCGGTCATCGTTGCAGTCTTATCTGTTCTCCAAGGATTTATTTTTCAATTGCCTCTTACCCCGATTTGGCAGGCTATGGTCGGGTGTGTGATTGCGGTAATCGTCGCAGTCTTGAGGTTCGTAACCACACAGCCTTTATCTCAAAAATAAGGAAAATAAAATGGGAAAAAATGAAAAGACCCCCATTGTTATTGATGGTGTTGAACATAATTTTGAAGACATGACCCAAGAGCAGCAGATGATGGTTAATCACATAGCTGATTTGGACAGAAAGATTGGAGCCGCTCAATTTAATATTGACCAGCTCCGTGTTGGAAAAGACGCCTTTATCGGAATGCTAAAAGCATCTTTAGAGACAAAACCCGCTGAGGAAGCGGTTCAATAAGGATAGATCATGGCAGAAAAGTGGATTCAGAAAGCAATCAAGAAGCCGGGCGCGTTGCGTGAGCAGCTCGGTATCAAAGAGGGCAAGAAGATCCCAGCTAAGACCTTAACCAAGGCGGCTAAAGCCCCAGGAAAGCTGGGTCAGCGGGCTCGTCTTGCCAAAACACTTCGGGGGTTCGATTGATGGAGGATTCGGTGGAAACAAGAATGGCCGTACATGAAGCGGTTTGCGCTCAAAGGTATGACCATATCTCCAAGCAGCTAGATGACGGCGATAAGCGCATGACCAAGATTGAATATCTTTTGTACGCCACGATCGCTGCGGTCCTTTTTGGCCCCGGTGTGGCTGCTGAATTTATTAAGAAGATCTTTGGAATTTAATTATGTTTACGGACAAAGAGCTCCAAAAAGCTAAAATCGATATCAAAGCCGAATTAAATCGTCTAGAGGCGACTCAAACGGCTAAAGAAGTAGCCGGCAAGTCAATCGGACGTTATGGTCTTTTCTATATCACCCTGATTGTAATAATCGGTGTAGCCGCTAGCCTTCAACTTGAAGAAAGCAAGATGGCTGCGGTGATGGGCTTATTGGGTGCCTCTCTGACTGCTCTGATCTCAATGATGAACGGGATCGCCGGGGCTACTCCAAAACAGGATAAGCCTGAGTTTGAGATTATGAAAGAGCTGATTGCTCGCCTTGACCGGATGGCTGATCGAGATCCTATGTCGGTCAATGTTGAGGGCGACAAAGTCATTGTCCGAAAAGGCGATAACGAAGTCCAAACAGCGAGGTAATTATGTTTCCTATAGCCGCTTTGCTAGATGTTGGAATGAAGGTGCTGGATAAGGTTTTGCCTGATCCGGCAGCCAAGGCTCAGGCCCAGCTCGCTTTGATGGAGGCAAGTCAGAAGGGTGAGCTTGCCCAGCTCCAGGCTGATATGGCTGAGCAGGTAGAACTTACCAAGCGCCTTGAAGCAGATATGTCGTCTGATTCTTGGTTATCGAAAAACATTCGCCCCATGGCTCTAATTAGTGTATTTGCGGCTTATTTTTTATTTGCAATGATGTCAGCCTATGGTTATAACGCCAATGAAAATTATGTGACTTTGCTTGGCCAATGGGGGATGTTAATTTTTTCTTTTTACTTTGGCTCTCGTGGTATGGAAAAAATCGCTGAAATTTGGAGCAAAAAGAAATGATTTATAAAGACAGAAACTGTTCTGTCTGCCATAAGTTGTTTTCGCCAAGCACCTCACGGGAAAAATGGTGCTCAAATAATTGTCGGTTTAAATCGCATATCAACAAAGAATGGGACGAAAATGAGTGTTGGGAGTGGGATGGTGCGGTTTTTAAACAAACTGGATATGGCCAATTTGGGTCAATAAAAACCGGAGTATTTACAGCGCACCGTTATTCTTATCAGTTATTTAACGGTCAAATACCAAATGGAATGTTTGTTTGCCATTCGTGTGATAACAGAAAATGCTTCAATCCAAGACATTTATGGATAGGAACTGCAAAACAAAATTCAGAAGACATGGTTGCAAAAGGCAGATGGAAAGGGATTCGTAAATGAACCCGACTGACAAACTTTCGGAGAACTTTACCTATGAAGAACTTACTCGCTCGGATACGGCAGTTCGGCTCGGCGTTGACAATACGCCTAATGATGTTGAAATCGAAAATCTCAAAAGGCTTGCCGCGCTCCTCCAAGAAGTCAAAAAAGCGGTAGGCGGTAAACCGGTAATGATCAACAGTGCCTTTAGATCAAAGCCGGTCAATGACGCTGTGGGGTCTAAAGACTCCTCTCAGCACCGGCTTGGCTGTGCGGCTGACCTCAGAGTTCCGGGGATGAGGCCACGGGAGGTGGTGCAAGCCTGCATAGCCGCCAAAGTGCCTTTCGATCAGATCATCTTGGAGTTTGACTCTTGGACGCATATTTCGGTGCCAAACACACCTCAGATGCAGCCTAGAGGCTCAACCTTGATAATTGACAAACAGGGAACTAGGGCCTTTTCATGACTTCAGCCGTTAAATCTGACCCGGGTAAATGGAAGCGGATTGTCGCCTCAGTGAAGGCCTCCGGTAAGGGGGGTTCGCCGGGTCAGTGGTCGGCTAGAAAAGCCCAGTTGGCCACCCAAAAGTACAAGGCCTCCGGAGGGGGTTACAAGGGCCCTAAAAGGTCCGATAACAGCCTCTCCCAATGGTCTAAACAGGATTGGGGAACCAAGTCCGGAAAGCCCTCTACCCAAGGTCCTAAAGCCACCGGGGAGCGGTATCTGCCCAAGAAAGCCATCCAAAGTCTTTCCTCGGCCGAATACGCCGCCACCACCCGGGCTAAGCGGGAGGGGAAGGCCCAAGGGAAACAATTCGTCTCTCAGCCTAAGCGGATCGCTGAGAAGACCGCTAAATACAGGAGCTGGTAATGACGGTAGCGGCTGTCCAAACCTATGATTCTTTAGTGGCCGATATCTCCTCCTACCTGGAGCGGACCGACCAGGCCACCTTAGAGAAGATCCCGACCTTCATCATGCTGGCCGAGCAGGTGATTGCCGCAGAAATCAAGTTTTTGGGCAACCTGACGGTTCAGCAGAGCACCATGGTGGCTACCCAACCGGTCATCGATAAGCCCGCCAGGTGGCATAAAACGGTCTCTATGAACATTGTGGTCGATGGGGAGAGGCGGCCTGTCCTCTTGAGGAAGTATGAGTACCTCCGGGAGTATTGGCCAAACCCCACCGACACGGATGTGCCCAAGTTTTACTGTGACTACGACTACACCCATTGGCTGGTCGCCCCCACCCCGGCTCAGCCTTATACCTTTGAGGTGCTTTATTACGAGCGGATTCAGCCCTTGGATTCCTCAAATCAGACCAATTGGTTCACGATCTACGCCCCGCAGGCCATGCTCTATGGAACCCTGCTGCAGGCCATGCCTTT